CCAGTATTCAGATCAGACGCAAATGCAAGACCAGGCGCTGAAACAGTGCCGTCCTCCATCAGCATCGTGCCGTCAAGCTCGAAGATTGTGACCCAACCGTTGTTTGCTGAGTTCCTTAATTTGAGCTGACCAGTCGTAGTATCAGCCCACCATTGATACGCATACTTGGTCGATGGTTCAGACGAGCCGCTGCTATTGCTGACAATTGCTGCAAGAGCACCATTTAAATCTGAACGGACAGCCGCTCCCGTTCCATTTGAAATAACAAAGTCATGACTTGGCATTTCTTAGCCCGTTGTGGACAGCATTGGCCCCATACTAAACCGCCTTGCCATAACCCACCGCTGCATAGGTGAAGTTCCTATCAACATTGTTGTTACTGCCATCCAGAATATCTAGGTCAAACCCAGTGGCACTGACATTGCTGACGTTTAAACGCTCGCCATTCCCAAGGTTTTGGATCGTAACCGCAACGCTCGGCAGGTAAGCATTCGCCCCACCAAGTGATGCCGTCCCAACAAAGAACGCTTTGTCGAAGGTCACGCTCTTGGTGCTAGTACCTGACGCCGTGGTGCCATTGCTGTTTTCTTGCCGCCGCTGGAACGTCGCTTCATAACCCAGCTCATCAACCAAAATGTTTTGCGCGATGTCAGAGCTGTTTAGCTCTGCCTTAAACTGAAAAGCCCTGGCCTCAAACGTTCCCGAAATAAACTCTTGCCATGCACTGTAAGTAGGAGTTCCCGATGGATCGTCAAGAGTGCTCCTGAAATACAGCTTGGCATTGACAGCATCAGCATCTGTTCCATCAAAATCGTTCCAGGTGTCCACCAGCGCGGTGCGTGCATCAACTGTGTCGTTAGGGAAGAACGCACGAGTAACAAACCGCCGCTGAAGATCTAATGAGAATCGTGCGCCTAGATCCAACGTATTAACGAACTGATATTCCGCAGAGCTAAGGATGTCGCCTAAGAAGTCAAACGACGTAATCGCATCGAAATCTGTCACAGCATCAATGGCTTTGTCACCGTCAATAATTAACGCATCAAAATCGTCAGAGTAAAAACAATCAGTCTTTGTGCCCTGGAACGGTGGGCTGTCTTGGTCTTCTCTGCGGGTTTGAACAATTAAACGCCCCAACGTATCAGGGAACTGCATCAGCACGCTGGTTGCATTCGTGCTCTTGTTGCCTAGATCATCTTCAAATTTGGCGAATATCTCACCAGCAACTAACGGAACGATTGCTTCAGTTGAGTTACCACCAACAGCAGGAATCAGGTCAACAGAGTTAGGCCAAGTAGCTGAACCATCCGTCAGACTGCTGTGCTTGATATGCACCAAGCCGTTGACCTTTACATCTAAGTCAACTGTTTGATCCCACCGCAGGCGAGCACTGTTGGCACTAATCGGTTCAATCGATAGGTTCTGCACATCGCCAGGTACTGCAGTTTTGCCGACAAGCGTGAACGTTGCTGTTGAAATGGTGCTTTGTTTGCCTAGATAGTTTCGAGCAAGAACTTGCACGCTTAACGTCCCAGCACGCAACGCTTTTAGCGTGATTGATGGGTTGCCCGTAACTAGCGTGGTGAAGTTGTTGTTGTCTAGTTTGTACTTAACAAGGAAGTCATTTGTATTGCGACGGTCATGGCTCCAACTAAAATCAAAACCAGTGTGGACTGTCTGGCCTTCTTGATATAAAAACTCGCTGCCCGTAAGATTTTCTGGGGCAGAAGGCGTGGCAGAAAGATTGGTAATGTCTCGCGTCGTCAGCGAAATGTTTTCTTCAATAGCTGCGTAAATTGATTCGTTATATGCAATGGCACTTACGCCATAAACTCCATCGCCTGATTCAGCTACCGACAGCACACGAAACTTCTGAACTTGAATATCAGTTGTATCGATCATGTAAACCGCAGCAGCATTAGGCGCTTCACTAAAGGCTGCCGTCACGGTAATTTCTGCGTTTGAAATGCTGCTTATGCTCCTGGTCTCTGCTAAACCAGTTGGCATCATTACTGAAATGGTTGGGCTGCTTGCAAGATTTACCGACAAATCAGTGGTGCTATCGATTGTGATAACAGTTGTGGTTGCAGAACTCACTCGTCCACTTCTTCGCGTTCCACCACGCACAGGATCAGCAATATCAACCACCATGCCAGGGCGAACAATGATTCCGCTGTCGATTGCAACAGCAAATTCACAAGTCTCAGTCAGGTTTTGCTCTGAAAGCAATGTCCATTTGCCAAGACGATGGGCTTGGCCTTGGCTATAACAACCAATGGACTTGATGTCTTTTTTGATAATGCCGTATTTGGCAACAGCTGCATGATCTTCAACATATTCATACTCAATACCACCACGGGTGTCGTATGACTGCCATGCCACAACAGCAACGGTATGACGAGACTTTTGTGAAGACCCAGAATAAGAAAATGTTCCACCAGCAACGTTAGACGGACCAAGCAGGTACTGAGCATCAGTTGGCTTATCTTGCAGCAACACCAACGATCCAGAGCCGTAATACGCAATACCCCGAAAAATACCAGTTAGCTGTTGAATGACGTTGTAAACCTCATCCCTGCTATTAATTAGCATGTTGAGGCTGAACCGTGGCTCTTGGCCTCCGTCTCCGTCGTTAACTAAAGCATTGCAATACTGACTAATCGAGAAAAAGTCATAGCGATCGAGCGTGTCTTCTGGGATTCCTGCCCCATATCGATCATTAATTAACAAGTCATACAAGCACCAGGCTGGATCGTTTGTCCAAGTTGCTGCTTGAAACGTGCCGTCCCAAACACCGGAATATGTAATCCGTCCTAGATGCGTAGTTGTGTCTACTGTTGCATTGCTTGGAATCTTGATTTTGATTCCACGAATTAAGTATTTTCGGTTAGGAACACTGCCAAACTGACGAGAATCAAAACGTAGGCCAACTAATGCAGAGTTTGGATAGCGAAACTTTTCATCAATAATCTCAGTATAAGCTTGAAAAAATGTTGAGCTAGCGCGGCGCGTGCTTGTTTCATCAGCACTAACACGCACCATCCGAATATCAACAGGGAAAGCACCACTGAGCGCGATCATGTAGTCACGCTGATACTTTGCGCTGCTTTTGCCTGCAATCGTGTCTGAAACTACGTCGTTAAAGCCACCGCCGTTGTATTGAATTTGAATTTTAATTGAGACCGAGTGCCCCGTAATATCTCCATCGTCTTCGACAATTCGCAGCGATGGAATTGTTAATGTGACACGAACCCGATCTACATCTGTATCTGTAATTGATCGAGTGACGGGAGTGCTGTTTGAAACCTCAGCATTAACCGCTTGTTCAGATTGGGTTGAACCAAAGTCGCCAGAAATATGGGTTTGAGTTTGAGTTCCAGTGCGTGTAACGACTTCAAAACTTTGAAAATTATTTGAACCATCGGCATTTTCAATCGGCGTATCTTCTAGAAAAATGCTTTTGTTGCCATCTTCTAAACCTTGAATTTCGCCTTCACTAATTACGTCAAGGACACTGGCAAACTGAACTGATTGGAGCGTGTCATCAGCCTCTGTTGGTGTATGCGAGCCGCCGCCGCCTTTGCCGCCACCACCGCCACCAGAACCAGCAACATATTTGGTTTGTGTCATCCCTTCACCTCATCAACGTCAAGACCGCTAGAAATAACTGCCGATCCAACAAACACCCGCCCATACGCTAACGGCACTGGCAAACCTTGTTTCGACGTATTTACAACGTTGGAGAATGTAAAAGACTCAAGCTGCACTGATTCGTCAAGTTGTGAAATTTCTGGCTGTGGTGAAATGGCCTGAGCAATGCCCATAAAAACCAGACCAATGCCAAGGTTGCCTGCGGCTACAGCCAATCCACTAGCCAAGGCAAAACCCGGCGCAGCAACCGCAGTCGCTGCAACACCAGTCGTTGTAAACCCACCTGCTGACAGGGCAAAACCAGCCCCAGGGGCAAGAACTGCAAGAGTAATTAACCCAATACCAGCGGCAATCGCTCCAAACCCACGGCCTGCACCTGCAATAATAGGCGTAATACTGAATACTTCTCTTTCGCTCCAGGGCATTACTAGCGGGCTTAAATCATCAGTAACGCGCTCTTTGCCGATAGTTACTCGATAACCAACACCATCTCTTTCGCTATCAATTAACCATTTATCAAGACCAGGAAAATTAACGCACAACGCTTTCAATGCTTGTGCTGGTGTTGCCGCTTCAAACTCAAACCGGCACTGGCCTAGCCGCTTTCTAAGTGCGCCGTAGACCTTAACGACTTTCATGCCTCAAGGCGCAAGCAGTGCTTTTTCCATAGTAACTGCTGCCAAGGGTGAAAACATCTCTGCTCGACAGCCTTCCTTGCACATGATGCAGAATCTGCGAGTCGCCTAGGTAGATCGCAGCATGGTTTGGAACTGGTGAAACTAGCTGCATCAACAACGCATCCCCGCGTTGCAACTGCTCAATAGGAATCTTATGAAAGCCTTCTTTCTCGAAATTCTCTAAATACAGGTTTTGCCCGTGGTCCCACCACTGGTCACGACGGTCATAATCTTGCAATTTCAATCCCCACTCCCTGCCATACCAATCACGGCAAAGGCTGTAGCAATCCACTACGCCGTGGACAAACTCACGCCCCACATACGGCAACTCAAACCCAGCTGGCTCGTAGTAGCCCCAGCCTTCAGTATTGGGATTGACGATAAACCAGGGCAGTTCTGACTTTTCGCACGCGACTTTATCGGCAGGTGATGGGGCGGGATTTGTTTTGGGGTGACTGTGGACAACAGCAACCACTTCACCCTTGTCCTCCACTTCGTTCCAGCCGTCAAGAATAAAGTGCTCGTCAGGCGTTTCAGCGATGTTACGGCATGGGAAATAGCGCCGACGCCCTTTAACTACAGCAACCAAGCCACAACACTCACGCGGAAACTCATCCTTTGCGTGCTGAAGAATCTCAGCTTTCATTGCTGTTGTCAATTTCATCATTGGGTCAGTCCTGCTCCAGGGAACGATCCAAAGGGCAGTTGCCCGTTATTGCCAAATCGCAGCTTGCAACTACCAATGCGCTTGCCGCAAACATCTTGCGCCAATGTGCTGACGCTATTGCCGTTCACATCAAAGTAGTTGCTGCCCGTATAACTGCATTCCGAGCTGCGATAAACCCACTGGCATACGTTTGCAACGATCTGACGCTTTGGCAGCTTTTGACCCGCAAGATCAAACTTGCTTGCTAGCTCAAAGGTCACGCTGTCTCGTGACTCATTACTCTTTCGATCTATATACCACCGTTCATCAGGGAACTTAGCGTTTGGATCGGCTGTTGCTTCCCCATCCAAAAACTTCTTCAGCGTTCGGATTCGACGAACTTCCGCTCCACCAAGATCATTGCCTGCTGTTGTTGCGTTAACTAGCAGCAGCAAGGTGGTCATTGTGCCGTCAAGATTGCTGATCGATAGCGTGGGGCGAGGCAGCGTCCCGGTATTCGTAAATTCAAAGCCGTCTGCCTTGACCGGAATGCGGGTGTAGGTGTTGCCGTTGAAGACGACATTGCCGTCAATGGCTGCATTTGCACCTGCATGAAAACGGTAAACATCACTGCTGCCATGCAGCGTGCTGTCTAAATGCACCTCAAACAGCTCAATGATTGCACTGGGATTGAGCTTTGACAGCTCTTCGTATGCAGAAGCAATCGCTGTCCAAACACAAGTGTTGTCAGTGATTGTGCTGCCAATGTCTGTCGGCCAGCTGGGTTGAGATCCCGCTGACGTACCAGCGGTCGTACACCGAAAGAACAGGCCAGATGCTTGCTCTGTTGTGGCGCGACGAATGTCACCAACAGAAAATGCGGTACTAGCGGCCCAGGCAGCAACAGCCATTACGGTTCAAATACTTCGCGGAAGGTTGTTTGGATTGTGGCGCGGTTCAAATAAGGAATCGACTTGCTCCACTGCTCACAGACAAATTTAGAACTGCTACCTTCACCGGGTGGTGTGAAATCGAAGCTTGCGTTATCAGCAGCCCGTGCATCTAAAAATGTTTCGATAGTGTCGGAATCAGTCTCAGACACTTCAAACGTAAGGTTAAACACCTTGGGGTTTTGATTCAGTCCGTACGTCAATCTGGTTTCGTAGCCGTCGCCAAACTGCACTTTCCGCACCACAGGGGCGCTGCTTTTTTGCACGCCATAGGTCGGTGTAATTGAAGGGAATACAGCCATTAGCGGGTCAACAAGCCTCCAGGTCGTTTTTGCTTGATTAGTTCTTGTTGTACTGCAATACCAATAGCTTTGCCAAGTTGCGCGGCTTGATCGCCATCACCTTCGACAGAAGAGCCGGAAGCATCAACGTTCACAGTCACATTAGCGTTACCCATTGCGTTGTTCGGCGCAATGCTGCCAGAGCGTCCAGGGGTGAATAATTCAGGGCCACGCTCGCCAACCATGTAAGACGTGCCGCCTTTCACAGTGCCACCGGAAGCCCTGCCACCGCCAAACAACTTGCCAAGGATTCCACCAGTGCTTCCAAGTGCCCCAAATGCTTGATTGATACCAAGCCGCAAGAATTGCTTGCCTAAATCTTTTAAGATGCCGAGAGCAGATTCGCCAAGCGATTTGGTGCCGTCAATCGCATCCATGATTGAGTCGGTCACGTGAGTTTTAATGGCATCACCCACTTGCTTGTATTTACCTGCAAGCTCATCTGCATTTTTTTTCTGTTGTTCTTCTAGCTTTAACCTATCTTCGTTGGCTTTATTAATCGCAGTAGTTGCGTCTTGTTGCCCATGTAATGCAAACGTTGCTTCTAGCTCCGTACGAAGCTGGTCATCGCTAAGGCCCCGAGTGTTTTCAAGTATGTTTGCGATTTGAATCTGACGCTCAAACTGTTTCCGCTCTTCGTCCGTTAATGCTGCGGCAAGTAACGTTTGCTGCCCTAATGATCGAACACGATCAGCAGATGCAGCCGCAATGCGTGCTAAGCGTTCAGCCTCTTGATCTGGATCTTGTGGGTCAGGCTGAGGTGTGGGTGTGGGTGTAGGAGTGGGCGTAGGTGTTTTTGGCTTGCTTTCTGCTGTAGCAAGTGCATCTCTTAATTTTATTAAACGTTGTTGAGACTCAATCAGTTTGGAGTTAATGCCAAGTAATGACATCTTCGCCCCTTTATTTCGCTCAACCGATATGGTCTCTTCTTCTATAGAAATTGCAGCTTTCAGCGACTCGACAGAGCCATCTGCGATTGCATTGTTAAAACGT